TTCATAAAAGGCTTTGTAAATTTTGCGAATTATTTCAAAACATAATTCTCAATTACACCAGTCGGATAAGCTACATTCTTATCAAACAGAACGATATTCCTTCCAGAATTAGAGACTGTACTTCCATAGATTATTCCTGAGTAGCCGAGAGAGATATCATATTGCCAGTATAGACTCTCCTATACTGGAAAAGCCCAGAAATACGCCACTTTCTGGCCCTTATTTATCTTTTCTTGACATCAAACACACCGTTTCTACATGGGTGGAGACAATACAGTGAATGTCGAAACAACACGGGAACAAATCTACCCCCGGAGTATAAGGGAATATATCCAGTTTTTATAGACCAAAATCAATCAGTCGAATTGATGACGCTAATCTTAATACCCATGACCCCGTATTTCTCTTCATCTTCAGCCGAATAGTATTGCCGCATCCCGGATAGTGAAAAAGCTCCTCTGGCAAGAAGACCTGTTTCTATGAGTTTCTGCTCCAAATCAGCAAAGCTTGGTGCTGTAAAAATATCGATGACTTCAACAAGCACCGTTCGCTCTTCATCTGCCATCTCTGTGAATCGAATGTAATCTCCTTTGTTCAGGAGTGACCTCTTTTCATCGTGCAGACGATATTCTATTGTCTTTTCTCCGCTACAAATCCGCTTGAACGGATTCGGTCGAAGTTTCATTTCAAATATCCGTTTCATATGCCACCTTTATTAACCTTCATATGAATCCCACTGTCGGACAATCTTTCCGGTTTCCAGCTCTCGAACAGAACTGAGTACCGCTGTCTGGTTTCGCCACAATTCCAAATCAACATGGAAATGACCGAAGTACCAATGCCTATATGTAACCTTCCTTTGGATTTCATCGAGAAAACTCGTCAGTGGTTGTTCCTGAATAACATCATTCTTGATGCCTAAACTTCTCAAAATTGAAAGATAATAGACCGTTTCAGACGGTGCGGTATGGGTAATGGTGTAATCGACATTATTGCCGACCTTTTCAAGATTCATAATTGCATTGTGATATTCTTCCTCTGATGGCATCTCTTGAGGCCACCAGGAAATGCCTTCAATCCGGTGATACTTATCAATGGAATAACCGCCTCCCATAACAAATATAGTGTTACCCTCAATACAGTAAACTTCGCCACGCACCAAGTGGATCACATTATTACGGATTTTATGTACTTTACCACCGCACCAGATTTCAACTGGGTAGCTGTTGAGTTTATCAAAGTTTTCGTGATTACCATCAATGAACAGCACGGTATATTCTTGTTCACTAAGGAAATCATAAAATGTTTCTTCAGACCAATAACGTCCGTTCCAAAAACCAACTTCGAAATCTCCACACACCAGAATAATGTCAGAAGGGGAGAGAACCGGTTCTATTTGTTCTACCCATTTATATTGATTTCCATGGGTATCACCAGTAACATGTAGCATTTTATTTGCGACTTCTCTCTTTTAAATCAAAATAACTCATAAAGCGATTAATCAATATTTATTATCTGATCTGAGAATTGCTTGGTTGGTATTTTTCTGCATTCTGCCAAAGATACTCAAATTCTCCGCAATAAAGTTCATACTCTGGACTTCCAAATTCAAAAGTTAAGCGAAAATCCTTATTCGGTGTATAATTACCATATGTGTAGTATTTGATATTAACGGCCCCACTGTCCTTTCCTCGAACCAAATATATCCTATGAAGAAGTGGCACTTTCGGTACCCTTAACTCCACCACCTCAGGATAAGCAGCCACCAGCTCATACCAATCCGCGAGGCATTCTTCATAACTGCGATATTTTTTTAAGGGCTGTGTCATACTCCTGGTAATTGCATATACATCCTCAGATTTATTTGCCAAAACACGCAATTTCATTCCATGGCTAAGAATATGATTTAGAATATCAACTTTGTTTGAAATCTGCCTCCATTCATTTCCAGCATGAAATGCCATATCTACACAAGCTTCGTCACCAATCTGTCGTATCATTTCCCAAAAAAACTCAACCGTACCTGAAACAACTGCCTTCTGCGGTGCTTTAGTTTTCAATTTAGAAGCAACTTCTCCTTGCGGCATATAACTAATTATTTTTTCTATCATGGCCGGAAGGTACTCCTGCGATCCCGATACGCCATTCATTCGTTCAAGATTTCTAATTTCTTCTGGAATATTATCATTCCATTTTTTGGGCCATTTAAAGCCGTCATACATAACAGGTATAATTACTTTTTTGCATTTTACTGCTTCCAATATCTCCTTGCGCACCCAGTCGTTTTCATTTGAGCAACGAGTTAACGCATTTTTAGGTAGAATCAGGATGAAGGTATGTGCTTCTTGAATAGCATGCAAAATCTTTTCATCAAAGTGTCCAGATCGTAATTCTTCCAAATCAAGAAAGCAATGCAAACCTTTTTCTTCCAACCTATCACGTATGACCTGTGCCATCAAAAAACCATTTTCTCTACGATACGAGACAAATGCGTCATAATTCATTTTCTACCTCTTTCCCATAATCACTTGTTATCTTGCTTAAAACAAGTTCTCCAGTCTCATCTTCAATTGACGCGCAGTCTCATCATCCATTTCCAAAGAAAGAGTCCTAGTTCCAAACATATAATCAGAATTATTGATGATATATAGCAACTTATCGTTGAAATGTTTCTTGCTCAGTTCCTTAGGAGGTGGACACACTCCAGGTGGATCAATTGGTACTGGTTCGATGCAATCAGGCCCTTTTTGTTTCAGCGCATATCGCCACTCCGCATCAACCCATTGAGAATCACGAGCTGATTTCGACCAACAAAGAAATAGCACATCTCTTTTGTCTATTTCATGCCACAAAGCATTTTCCCAATCATCTCCACTCCTCAGGCTTTCGACATCAAAAAAGATATCCATATCGGGTCGAGCCTTCTTCATTCCCTGAATAATCATCGCAACACGATTTCTATCCTGACTCGCATAAGAAACAAATGCGGAAAGAACATCTTCTCTGATCACTTTCATTTTCTGTTCCGCAGATACCATGCATTTTGCAATAAACTTTAATCTTGTAGCAATAACGTCATTAATATAAACAGCTGCCACAAAGAGAATCTGTTTCTTCTTAAAATCCCCTGGAAGCTCTACAACAAAACTGAAATCCAAGTGTTCTCCATGCCATACCTGCTCTTCTGTATTGTCTTCAATTGTTAAATCTGGAGATGAGAGAACCACCTTAATATTTGATTCTTTTCCGGCCTTTATCATTCCAGATTTTGTTTCTTTTACTTCCTTTTCCGCATTTGCTATTGCTTCTTCAACCACGCTCTTGAAATCTTTTTCATACATAAAAATGTCAATCATAGCGTATTCACCTTTGACAATGGACTTCGGAGCAACTGCAGAAAAGAACACCTTATCTATTTGAACCAAAGGTTTCTCAATAACAGTCTTCGTACCGCAACACGGACAATAGTTCGTAGCTTGGTTAAAGCTTGTACCACAGATTCTGCACATTCCATAGCCACCCGCCAGTTTACCTGCAGGAACTTGTATATATCCTTCACCATCTCCACCAGCAACCACAGCTTTGTCTACGGGTTTAAAACCAACATTTACCAGCACAGAATCAGATGGGGTTAGTATTGTCCCGTCTGAATTAACCATTGTCTCTCCACCGCCAGCTAACTGTTCACGCAACGCTGCTATCGCATCTGCTGTTGACTTTTCGGTATTTCCGATTTGTGAAATAGCAATGGGTTCCCCCTTTCTGAGAGTATCAGCTAATTGCTTTCGGTGTAAAGCAGATTGCTCCTGATCGGACATTTGCACATCTAAAGAAGCTCCTGTAATTGAAGTAGCAATATCACTGGCCTGCGCCTTTGAAGTTTCTATCAGTTCTTTACAATCATCATCTATTAAATCCAACAAATCTATTAGTGCTTTATTTTCTTCTATTTCAGCAATTCTAGTCTCTGCACATGCAAATGAACCAACTGGTCCACAAGTACATATGTAAGTTTCTCTCAATGACTTGAGGTGCGATATCGCAATATGATTCCCATCTATTATTTTTTCTATTTTGTACACTAACTCTTCGTATTGCCTAATGAGATCTGCAATAGTATTAATATCAAGATTGTGCAAAAGTGATATCACATCATTTAAACGGCAAATCGTACCATTTAGCCAGTGGCATAAATCCTCTAATGAGGATATTGCTTCTTCTATTTTTTCAATACTGTGCCCATTATGTAGTTTACTCATAATTTTCACCTACCACTCTGCAGTTTAGAAACAAGATATTTGTTCCTGCCTTCACTCTCTGTACATATGCTGTCTCTGGAATAATTGCGTAAAAATATCCTTTTCTAAATTCGTAAATCTCACCAGTTTCAACATCCATGTACTCAGTCCATCCGCTTATCATGTACTGATACTCCGTGGCAATACCATGTGCATACGTCGGCTCTGAAATATGTTTAGGATATGTTTATCTTGTAACCTCTGTAATCCAAGACAAATAGCCTTTTGATCCGTCTGCAATGTCAATACGGACAATCTCTGGAGTTTCATACGGATGAATCTCTAATAATCTGCTTTTCAAGGCTTCATAAAGTTCATCTGTCGTCTTCATCAAAACAAGAATCTCATTATCATTGCAGAGTTCATTTTTCCATACATAATGGCTTTGAATACCAACTTCCTGGACACAAGCAACCAACTGTTCCTGAAGAATAATGTCAATAACAGGCTTTCCTTGCTCCTTATTTTCAAATGTTGTCAACACAATACAATACTCACTCATAGCTTTGCTCCTTATCAGTCTTCAAATTTGATTTTTCCGGTACAGTCAGAAATCCACTTGCCAAAACCATCCGAAATGTTGATGATTGGAAGGCAAATCAACTGACACAATTCATAAGAATGATGGCTGTTAATGAACTCTTCTACCTCTGGATAAAGCCTACTCTCTGTAAAACAAGTGAGTTCAACTTCGTTTTCATTACAAAGCTCATCTTCCCACATATACAAAGAACGCATTCTCTTTATTTGTCCAGATACAATCAGGCTATTGTCCAAAAGCATCTTCGCCATTTTAATAGCTTCTTCTTCAGCTTCGAATGCCGTTTTTACGAGACAAAACTGATAACCTATTACTTTTCTTTCAACCGGATTCAGTTCTTTCATCCTCTGCTCGATACTGTATTTTATAACTGGATGAAATTTTCTTCCCATTATGATTCTCTGCCTATCATTCCATCCATCCAATGCAGAAATATCAAATTCTTTAATGCTATCTCCTAATGTTAAGCTAGCAATATTACAGCTATCATGGAATGCATGGGAACAGACATTTTCCAATTTTCTCGGAAGTACAATGTCTATCAACTTCATACATCGAGAGAAACACCATTCACCAATCGTTTTTATTGTTTTAGGCAATTCTACCACATCACGGTTATAATTCTCTGGACATCTAACAGCTACCACCTGATCATAGTCATACAGAATTCCATCTTGAACTGAATAATGTGAATTATCCTCAGCAATAACGAACTCCATCAACTGGCTACAATTATTAAAAGCTGTTGATGAAATTCTCTCTAATTCTTTATTGAGGGATATTGTCTTCAATTTGCCACAAAAGCCAAATGCCTCTGATCCAATTTCCTTAAGTTCATCATCAAAAGCAATATATGCAAGATTGTAGCAACGGCAAAAAGCTTTACCCCCAATGATTCGCAAACTTTTAGGAAGTGTAATGTAGGGAATCAGACTGCATCTTTCAAATGCACTTTCTTGAATTTCTACAACGCCTTCTGGAATAATCAATTTTGTAATTTTAGTCTGATTCTTGAAAGCATTTCTTCCTATAATACGGACTCCACTAGGAATCGAGACTATTCTGGCATTTCCCACATATTTGACCAAAACATCCTGAATAATGATAAAGTCTTTTTCAGCATCGCTTTCTGATCGAGTTTCCTCCGAAACCATAAAGTTTGAAATCAAATGGTCAATAAACTTATCAAAATAGAAAACATCAAATTTTAAGCCATTTTGAAATCTTATATTATCAATGTCCCGAGGGAGTTCGGCAGGAAAATGTACATCATCAGTGAATACGCATATTATATTCTTTTTCTTTTCTAATGCTTCCCTGATTTCACAATACAGCCAGTCTTCATCATCCGAACAACGTTCCATGGAGTGTGCTCCCAGAACTAAGATAAAGTTTGTGCAATGATCAATTGCGGTAATCAGATCCTGATTAAACTCACCAGATCCAAGGCTATACACATCACAAAAAGTTGAATACCCTCTTGTTTGCAGAGCATCGTATATATTCTTCACTTCAAGCATAGACTCTCTTCGTCTATAACTTATAAAGTTTTCAAACACTTGCATGCTCATCACCTCTATTTCATGTATCTCTTTTCAAACAGTCACTGTTTTAGTAATTAATTTGTTTCACTTTACATTTTAAAGCAATCATTCACAAATCAAAGCTAAATTACATCATATGTTCGATCAAATTCATTTCTTTCCACAAAGTTATATTCGGCATCAGTAACAGTTCCGTCATTATCATAGCTTATAGTATAAAAAACCAGTACCGCATTACGATCTGCCGCCTCCGGATTGCCCCAAAGGATTGCCCTGAAATATTTATCGAAACTATTCTCGTCTAATTCTAACCCTTTATTGTGAATCAAAAATTCAATTTCCGGACACATTTCCATGTCGGCAGTCCAACCCATTAACTCTTTAGGAATTTGCTCATAATCATCCCCAGAAATATGTCGCATATTATTTTGAAACCAATCATCTTTACTTGGATAAGGGTAACCTGCACTATCCAACCGTACCCAATCACCGGCATAAGCCACCTGACCATGTCCACTTTCAGAATTAACCGCTTCTAACGAAAAAACTTCGTAGGATCCGTCCTTTAAATCAACAACTTTACCCATTTTAATCAGTTGTTCCAAAACTGCATGTGCTACTCCTAATTTATAGGCCTGCACGATTTTTCCACGTTTCTTTTTTATTCTCAGCATCGAGTAATTCCTTTCCTCTTGCGTTCTTTTACGATAATCAAGCGATATAATTCAAAAAGTACATTTATACGCCAATCCTTCAACGATCCTCTGGTATGAATTCAAGGATTTCATCTACTGAGCATTCAAGTGCGATACATATTTTTTCTATTGTATCCATAGCAACATATTGATCACGTTTTAAACGAGTGATTATATTCAGGCTCACGCCAGCCTTTGAAGCCAACTCATTATTAGAGATTTTTTTATCTATCATCAGCTTGAATAATTTGTTATAACATACAGCCATCTCAGTTCTCCTATTCTTCCAAAACTTCTTAAATATATGGAACAGCACAATTTTTCCAGCAAATCGTATCCACATAAAATCGTTGCGTGATTATTATATCACATATTCGTGACTTTTTCAACGTATAATGGATTTTCGCTGCAATTTTTAGCGTAATTTTTAGCAACCATACTCTCGTGCAATATTACTACGACCATTTCTATATAAATTCCCGTTAGTCCTTTCAATAAAAGGTAAGAAGCAGCACCTATTATTGATTGCTCCTGCTTCTAAACTTTTCTTACTTAAGATGTTTCGTTCAATCGACAAATATCTCCGCCGTTTCGATGGAAGGATCGTTTTCTTTCACCCAATTATAAATTCGACAGTAATATTCTGCGACTCCATACTTCGCATATGTCTCACTGTCCATTTCCAGTCGCTGGCTCATGTACCCAAAATAATCTTCCCGAGGATTAATGTAGTTGCTTGTTTCCTGTGAATAATGTGCTACATCTCGGAATAAACGAAGATTTCGATATTCTGGATTTACGCTATTGTATGCATCTGCCAACCTGTGCTCATAACTGTGATGTATCTCATGTAAGAGAGTAGAGAGTACTTCGTTAACCGGATCATTTTCAATATGATCAAGGTTAATCTGAATCAATTTCAACGTATCTGAGTATGCTCCCAGTGTATACGGCGAAAGATTGTCTCCCTGAACAGCGACAGTATCATTAAGTCCCAAATAATGCGCTTCGACATTACAAACAGTCTGAAGAACATCGATTTTTCCCTGTGTATCGAGTTTCTCCCATCTGGAAGGGATAAGATTCAGCAACGAATCCATATTCGCCTCAAGCGTATCATCATCACCGGATTCTAGGATGAATGATTCAGCCTCTACGGTCGATGCTACCAATCCAATCCCCAAATAGCCTTTGAAGCCAATGCCAACCATGAAAGAAAGCATTGCAACTGTCAAAATACAGGAAAAAGAATAAATACATCTAAGAATACGATTTTTATAAATTCTGATGAGTGCTTTTTTCTGTTTGTTTTTAACCTTTCTTGTAAGCAACAAAGCTGAATATCCGGCTGCCACAAATAATGCACCAACCAACACTGCGTGAATAAATGTTGCGGATGTTATTGCATAAGTTATCGTTGTATAAATACCGAAAGGCAATACAAAACACGCTGTAGCTGTCCAACCATTTTTCCAATGCCGAAACAGTAACAAATAAAAAAGGATTGATGCCAATGACAACATAAAAAGAACCTTAAGTGATTCTTGAAAATCGTGATGGGGAAGAACTCTAAACAAAAGGTTCTTGTACCAGACAAATCCAATTACGAACTCCCATACAACACTAAAAACAAACTCCGATATTGTCATAGTGGAATGGTCTTTCATTGGAATCTCCTCGAATTGCAGTGCAACTTTAACCTGACAAACTGCTATTGATAAAAGGCAGGAGTGCCATTTCTACCCATTTGTAACTTTTACTTCTCAAACCCCGAAAAAATGTAATCAACCAATCCGTAGGAAATGGATTCTTCGGCACTTAAATGATAATCTCTGTCGCAGTCAACGGCAATCTGCTGAATGCTGACACCGCTATTTGTAGCGAGGATTTCATAGAGACGTCCGTTTACTTTCTCAATATGCTGGGCAGTCCTGATAATATCAGCTGTCTGACCAGAAGTACCTCCCAAAGCCTGATGGATCATCATTTCTGCATTTGATCCAATATAGCGCTTTCCCTTGGTTCCGGAAGAAGCAATGACGGCTCCCATAGAGGCTGCGTATCCCATCACAACAGTGTTTACATCACAACCACAGGATTTCACAGTATCAATAATGCCCAGCCCTGCGGTTACGCTCCCACCTGGAGACATAATCCATAATGTAATATCATCGCTGCTCACTGCGGCAAGATGGTTAATTTGACAACAGATATCTGCCGCCATTGCATCTGTAATCTCTCCAGTAATATAAACTCTCCGGCGAGAAAACTCTTCAGACAAACAATCAGATGTCATGTAGCCAGCAGGTGTTGTAGTTCTTGTTGTTGGTGTAGACATATGTAATACCCCCTTAATCTTCATCACAAGATCCAAATAACTCGTCAAACTTTTTCATCAACGCCGCTTCAAGTTTTCCATCAGAAGACTCATCACCTGATGAAGGTTCTGCCCGAGACCGTTTATTACGCCTTTCCTTCGAATTGGTTTTCATTTTCTGATGCAGGGCAAACGGCACACGAATTCTTCCATTTACGATGTCCGTTGCAAACTGAGCTACAGTATAAGTATCAATTTCCGGAGGCTCCACACTATACGCCGGAGTTGGATGATTACCAATCCCATAAGCTTCGATGCTCGGAAGCATTGTGCAATAGCGAATGCCCTCCGAAAGATTCATATAGATTGCTTCTTTATGATCCCATGTCTTCTCAAGCGTCATAAGTTCGGCGTTAGAACAGAGCGGCTTTTCCCTGCCATCTGGCGTAATGCACGTCTTTCCCAACTTGGTCTCCAATTCATTCAGAAGTTCAAGTTCGGTAGAACCTAAGTATAAAGTAGATGTGCAATTGGAGAGCAGCTTTTCAGGATTCTCATATCGTTCTTTAAGAAGCGCAAGAGACTGGATACAGAGGTAGTAACGAATTCCTCTTGAGCGATGAGTGGCCAAACTTCTATCCATGTCCGGAATAGGGATAGAGGCAAATTCGTCCAACACGAAATTCGTTCTTGTCCCTAACTTACCGGCCTTAGTATGATACGCTTTATCAACCAAAAAACTCTGAATCTGATTGATAATCATTCCAAGAATGGGATCCGCTGTAGATGTTGTATCATCCGTTACTAAGAAAAGCGCCGTCTTCGGGGTCATCAGGTCTTCCAGTGTAAATGTACTATGAGAAAGCATTGCAGCGAGCTTCGGATTCTGATTGAACATCATTAAAAAGCTAGAAGCGGTAATCAGAATACTTTTGAACGTGTTTTCTGCCGATGAAAGACACTGCCTCAATGCACTCTTTACGGTATTATCCGGCATCATTGAAAGAAGGTGTTCCTCAATGATAGATGCGGATTCCCGAACATTGAAATCTGACCAATTCAGAACATTGATCTGTTCGATTTTGGGAAATGCGTCAAACATCATAGAGCCTGTTCCATTCATCCAAAGTGCAGCTGTGTCAGGCCAAAAAGGATCCTTTGCACGCTGTCTCTGTGGTTCAGCAAGTGCGCTAATAATATCGGACAACAAACTTAATCCTCTATCCTTATCTTCGCTTCGATAGACAGTTGCAGGATAATGAAGTATATTGAAACAATCTTTATCCATAGTGCGAAAATCGAGGCATAATACATTGTATCCACGGTTCTTCAAAAATCCCACCGTACGATTAAATAACTCACCTTTTGGATCAGTTATAACCATATTCTCGCCGGCCTTAGCCAAGCATGAAATCAAGGGCATAAAACAGCAAATGCTCTTTTTCATTCCACTGGATGCGATGATAGCGGTGTGACCATCTCCGGCATCGATGTAAGCAGTTTTACCTTCGGAAATGATAGGCATTCCACCTTCTTCGATGGTGTTATCGGATGCGAGACTCACCCTGGTAAGACGCATTTTTACTTCTTCAGAATCTGTCCAATGAGTAACCGGCTTCTCATACACATATCCAGCATAAGTTGCTTCATACCGCTTCTTTTTCACCATACCAATTCTCCTTTCTGTGTTCGATGATGCTCATAAGTCGGCAGTATTCCTTCTGTGGAAGCATATAACTGACCAACGGTTCATGGTCGGAGATACAACCACAAAATGCGTCCATACTGATCTTCTTGCCCTGATACCAAGAAACCTCGCCGAGAAGCGCTGAAACAATAGTCTTATCAAATCCTAGGATTAACATTTCTTCAATGGTTTCTTTAACAGGCGAAGCGCAAATCACACCCAGCTCCGTACAAACCGTGTTAGTGAGGCTCTTAACCGAACTTCCCGAAGAACATTCTTTAACTTTACAGATAATATGATTCAGAAAGAAAACTTCCAGTACTTTACCAGTAAGTTCCCTTGATGCCTTCATATTCAGGTCATTAATGAGGAAGATATACTTCCAGCAATCATTCATGTCCACCAGAAAAAATAATGCTTTATTCAAATAATCATCTTCATGGTGAGTAATCCACTCGTTCAAGTCGATAACGATATATCCCTTGAATTCAGCACGTCGACCAGCCGCTTCAGCCGCAGTTCCCTGAAGGCGCTTAAGCTCAAAAAAATTTTTGTCAAAAGGTGCGGTGTAACGCAGTTCAAAGTCAAAACAATCTCTATTACCTTCGAACTTTTCGGGATGATGAGTTTTCTCCTCAGCGACAATAGAATGCACATAGGAGGTCTGCGTATCGTAATTACCAAGCAAAACAATATTCTCAGACATAATCTTTTTTGTATTATTTCCCATTGTCATTTCCTCTTTTAGTCGGACATCTAGCTTTACCAGAAAGCTTTCAGTTAATACCGAGGCGGATACAAACCGCCCCGGCAGAACTTGATGTTAAAACAGACTTTCTATTTACGCATCCACAGAGTTACAAGATGATAGCCATCGCAATTAAGGCGATTGAAATCTGGATTGCATAGTTTACAAAACCAAATTTCATATACTGGCCTACACCCCAGGAAATGTTGCGACCATTCTCTTCCTGAATACTAGCATCATTGACTTTTCCTGAAAGAATAAATCCAGCAGTTGCAGACCACATGAAGAGAGAAGATCCGGCACAGATTGCAGCCGCATAGGCTACTGCAATCCAATCGGAGTATGCACTCAACGGTCCATTACATACCTGGATAATAATCGGCATCATCGCAGCTGCGGCAGGACCTGCACTAAACACACCTGCTACCACCGAGGTGATAACCATAATTGCCATAACCAGAAGTTTAGGATTGTGAATATTGCTCTGAAGATACGCCGCCACCAAATCCAGTACACCTGTCTGGCTAATAACCTGTGCAAAGAACAAGAACGAAGCAATAGTAAGAACAGACTTAAGATCTGTTGTCTGTCCAACCTTTACGCCTTTTGCGGAACAGATAACCATAGCAACTACATATCCGAGAACTGCAATCACTTCAGGTGGAAGAATGTTCTGAGGAACAAAACTCCACGCAAGAAACATGCCAACAAAGACAACCGCAAGCAGTTTCAGCACATCAAAACGGATGTTAATGTTTTTATACTGGCTTTTCAGGTTGGAAATGGCCAATTTTCTGACTCCCCCGTCATCTACCTCATTCTTAACCTGCAGTCCCCAAACTACTACTAAAACTGCAGAAGTTACTGCAAAAAGCGGAAAAGCATGGGTCAGATAACTTAAGAAAGAAGTAATTCCGCTAGTCATGATTACAATAGCAGGGAAGTCTCCCACAGGAGAAGCCGCGCCACCTGTATTGCTCAATGCGAGAATCGCAGCAAAGAACACACTCACATATTTCCGATCAACTTCCAGTGTTTTTAAGAGGACAAACACAATAGGAAGAATCATCATAACAGCAGTGATGTTATTCAAACAGGAAGAAATCAGAAACATCATCCCGCCAAACATCATCAGGCAGAGTCTCTTCTTACCTTTGGAAATGTCTGCAATTTTAATAGCCAGAAGCTGCATAATTCCCGTTTCGGCAATTAAATTGGTGAACAGCTCCATAATTACCAAGATTACAAGAACATCATAAGAATAACCCGACATCACCTGCTTAACAGGTACCTTTGCCGCAATAGCAATGATGGAACCTACCACAAACATAATGGCAATCAGAAACAACGCGGCATTCTTGCTGAGTGCCGAAAGCAGAGTGCCTTTTCTCACATTGCTCTCGCTAGCTTTGCAATGTACCTGATGCTTGAAATTCATACTGATAATATTGTTCATTCTTATGCCCTCCAACTGATATTAAGTCGTTTCTGCCCCGCCTCTAACCATCCGTCGTATCTGTATGCTGATGTCAGCTCACAGTAAGGGACAAATGCTCTTTTGCCAAGAAAACCGTTATAATGTTCAATCAGACGGTAGGTATCAGCAAGAACCATGGCATGGTCTCCAGCCATATATCCAGAAACAACAATCATTCCGTTTCCAGGGAAAAAGTCGCCTGGGAAAAAGGGTTCTTCCAGTACGGACACCTTCAGCTGATTCGGCAGGTTGTTCTTCAGCCGATCCTTTGCCTCCAAATCCATGTCACAGGGAATCATGAAAATAATCTCAGTGTCGTGATCTGCAAGCGTTGCCATTGCTTCAGCCAAAGCAATTTCCGGTGTCATAAACAGGTATTTCTTCTTGCCGAACGACACCAGCCACTCTGCGATAAACTTGATATTCTTCATAATATTTGCGTCAGGCAGGGGCATGGAAGCCCCCACCTTTGCCTGAACATCACTGCTGTCGCAAACCGCAACAAGATTTACTGCTGTTTCAAACAATCCAATCTCTCTGGCAGTTTTCTGCATATCCATGTTAGTTTTCTCCTTTCTTACTAGTCATCAGGTACGCAATAAGTCTAGAGATAACTGCAATCTCGTCAGGAGAAGTTGCAAGAACATCAACAAAGCGTTTACCGATATCTTCACCATAGAGTGCAGAATAGAGTTCTTTTGCAGTATCACCCATACCAGGAACCTCAAACTTTACAGTACTAATATTCATATTAGGCCACCTCCTCAATAAGACTAATTAACTGTGCTGCAAGAATCTGAATCTCCGGTGGAGCGTCCATCAGCACCTGAACCGCAGCTGCCGCCTCGTCTTCATCACCGTAAATGTGCTTGAACAGAGTCATATCATCGTCACTGAAATCGATATGAATGAGAGATTTTCTCTCGTGGGGAGGGATATGCTTACCCAGGGGTTTATGTGCTTTCATCATGTAAATAGTACCTCCTTCATTAATGTCATTGTTATGTATATACTTCATCATCTTTACCTCCTTATGCTACTTTATCTGCAAATTTCAACCTATTGTCCAACTTGATTACATGCTTGCAACGACTTACTACACGATCATCATGAGAAATGTAGATAATACCGGCTCCAGCATTCTTTGCGTATTCTTCAATATTGAAAAGAACTTTTTCAGCGGTATTTCCGTCGAGACCTGTAGTGCTTTCATCGAATACAAAGACTTTCGGACGGCGAAGGAATACACGGGCCAAAGACAGACGCTGACCTTCTCCTCCAGACAATCCTGTTCCGCCTTCGCCAATCGCATAATCAAGCACCGCTTTATCAATACCGTCTGCAGTAACAAGATTCTTATCCAGCACTGTAGATGCTAAAGAATCATACAGGCAAACCGAACGAAGCGCCGCAATCAGCTCCTCGTCAGACACCTTGTTGCTAAGTCCATACATAAGGTTCTCACGAATTGTACCTGCAAAGAAGAAGCCTTTCTGCGGAACATACAGCAATGTGTCGATCAGTTCTTTCTGACTGTAGGTATCAATGTTGCTTCCGAGAATAGAGATTGTGCTGTGTGAGCCATGCTCAAAGTATCTTGTGAGACACTTCATTAACGAAGATTTACCACAACCGGAGCCACCGATTACCGCTACCACGGAGTTACAAGGAATGGTCAAATTATCGTACTTGACAATCTCCTTACCAGAAGGATCCATAATAATCGTATCCTTGAGAACGATTTCGCCTTTCACAGCTTCCTTTTCCTCGGATTTAATCTGAAAAGCTGTATCGATGTCTGCTTTTGCGATATCGCCCAGAACCCTCGCCTTAACGACTGAGGAAGCCGTTTCATCCATGAAGCGATAAACTTCATCAATAGGCTTAATGAGCTGCTGAAACAGCAGGCAAACCGTAATAACCGCTCCAGGCGCCATATAGTGTTTTGCAATCATTACAACGGAAACAATAAGAATAACAACCTGGAATGTAATCTTACAGAACTGCTTCACGCAATCAAATGTTCCCATGTATCTATGATGCTTTTTCTCAGTAGAGCTGATTTTAAGAATGGAAGGCTTAAGTCTATCTTTTTCATACTCTCCAGCATCCATACTTCTGATAAGTTCCAAGTTAGAAATTGACTGACAAATCTGACCGTCAAGTCCATTTTTCTGTGCGATAATATCCTCGCGAATACCATTCTGAGAGCGAATCTGGAACACAGATACCATAACAGTAATAATAAGATACCCCATCATGATAGCGGCGATGGTAAACGGTGCATTTGTTGCAACCTGGAACAAGGTGCAGATGGCAGTTAAAATAGTAGCAAATATATCGTTACAGCAAATTTTAATCAGCTGACTCAAACCAGCCACTCCCTGATTGAGCTGTGCTGTACGTTCGCCGCTCAGCTTGTCTCCCCCATAATAGGAAATCGGCATCTTCAAAAGCTTCTCAATGGTATTCTCTCTCACTTCAGATTCATGTGTTGCGATAACGCAATCGAGCATGGCTCTGCGGAGAATAGTGATACATTCAGCCGAGAGATAAATCATCCCAAACACCATAACGGTAGCCAAACACTGCTGCACAGAATCAATCTCATTGTTAGAGATGCTGGTGTAGATAGCACCAAGGCGTACCGGCCAAATAGAGGCAAGGACCGAACTGACCATTGCCAGAATAACTACACCAATACACTTAAGCTTTGTCTTCCAGCTCATAAGCTTCAGATATTTACGCATATTGTATCCTCCTTTTTTAAGCGGCACGATCGAAATCGTAATTGTGATAATGAACCGTTGCAGTGACACAAGGCATCTGAACGAATCCTTCGCGCTCACGAAGCACATACTCAACCTGAGTAGGGATACGATCCAGAATCTTGTTAATCTTTACATTGTGGTCATTACCAACTTCATACAGTTCTTTTACAGTCATGCTGAAGCCGATATCATCGAGGTTTCTTCCGTGCTTACGGAAGAACGCAAAAACCGAGCCGGAGAAGGTCTTAGTTTCAAACAGCCAGAGACGTTTCTTCGTACCAGCAGGCTGGAAATAGAACTTGTGTATTCCGGTTTCAGAGACACAAATGATGCGATCCTTGTTACCGTGTTTCGCTTTGATTTTCTTCATGATTATTACCTCCTCAATTTTGCTATCCTTATCATTAAAGAATTGAACTTAGGTTAAATATTGCCAATTGCTGTTTCGCCCCATCCCAGGGAGTATGCCGTGCACACTGGAGTAAATTAAACTCCGCTCATCAGGGCGGTTTACCGCCGACAGCATATTCAGTTTTCAAGGTTCAGTTCTTTGTATTGTGTTGCTTTCTTTTGATGATTTAATTGTATACCATAAAATTTCCAATGTCTTAGCGTCAGTATCGATGATTGATTTATTTTTCCAATTTTTTGCTGTTATTTGACCGATTGTGAGCATGCATAAAATTATTATCCAATTTCAAAGAATTTATCACAACGAGTATCCAGACACCGGCACTCAGCTCAGCGCCTGGTCACTTATGGTCAAATTATACATCATACATAGAACGGCAAAACTTACATTAGGCCTCAATCAACTTAATTAAGTAAGCGCACACATTCAAACCCGAGCGATAATCAGACGGGGTTTTTGCTAATGTAACAGATCCACCTACATTGTCAGTACGATGTACCTTGTAGTGTTTTCCGTCACACAAGACTACCAGCCCATAACCCTCGAGAGTTTTTAGCATTGTTTTAGTAACTCTCTTGTATCCTTTGAATTGGTTCTTGAAGTTTTCTTTTTCACTCTTACTCATCTGTTTTTCTCTCCTTTGTTTTGATGTCTTTATTATAAAATATCGTTTTTCCAATATGGTTGCATCGTTGCTTTTGCTAAGATATCTTATCCAATATATCGAATCAACCTAGTTATTTCTTTCTCTTCGCCGTTTATATTTATCCAATATTATTGACAATGCATCTCGTGTGTGTTATCATCTAATATAAACAAGGAGGCGATACGCATGTCATCAGAAATTGAAAGGCTCTACAATTTGTTCCAAAACAGGGTCTATACATACTTGCTCCATGACAATATGGATCTTGATTCGGGAATAAAAAGAGTTGAAAAAGAGAATGCCACATCCAAATACCCTAAAACAAGTCCTGATCAGCCCTGTATATACTGGGATTCTGAAAAAACAAACTTACACTATTTCGGAATCAAAGATATCTATATGGATCTTTTTACTGAAAGCAAAACATCCAGAGAGAGAGTTGGAAATGAAATATTAATCACGAAGAAAGTACGCTCTCCATTGGTCTCACTTCCTGCTGAATATATGGTTGATAGAGACGATGCCGAAATCCTTTCTTTCTTACTACCCCCAGAAGTGCTTGATACCATTAAAGAAAGAGGAGCACTGAACTCAGAGGAGAGAGGATCGCTGAAATCTCACGACTTTCAAGAATTTTTGTTAGAATCAACGAACAACAAAAAAATAACGAACCTTATTTTATCTCTCTTTATGGAGAATAAACTTGAGTTCGTTATATCTATTCAAAAGCATTTTATCGAAATGTTGAAAACAGCATCCTATTCAAACAACATCCTAAAAGATTACCTGACTGTAGTAGGAAATTATTTAATAGTTCCTGCTAGTATTTCCAAAGAATCAAATGAGCGTTTTCTTTCCCTACTTAACAGCGATAATCATGATGATATTTCTACAGTAATCGCAAATATTTTCATTTCATCTATGCTCGGTCTCTATTCGATGAAATATGGAAAAAGTGGTCGTTATTACAAGAAAACATATTTCTTAAATGCATTGGGAATGGAGTATGTATGGCTTCCGGAAGTGGTTAATAATCGTTTTTATGAAAAAACTCGTCAGGCACAGAATGCATATTCCAAGGGAGATTATGTGGACGCATACAATACCGCCTCTAATCTGCTAAGTGATAAAAGTATCGAACAGCATCCGGATTTATTATCCGAAGCTAAATCTATCCTCGGTTTTTGTTTATACTTACATGCAGACAAATGCAAAGCGGTTTCTGATAAAGCCAAAGCAGGTCACATAGAAGAATGCAAATCAATGGAGGATTGCGGCATTTCATTCTTGCTTCAAAGCATTGAATCTCAGGATTTTTCTAGCAAATCCTGGTGGAAAAAAGCACACTATGTTCTTTACCATCACTATCTAAAACTGAGACAAACCAATGGATCTAGTATTGATTACAAAACAGCATACAACTACCTTTTGACTGCTTTTAAGTTCAACTATCCGGAAGCAGTTATCGAAATTGCCCATATCCTAACCAATACCCAGGATTCAACTGATAGCTCTCTTGTCGTGACCAAAGAAGAACTAATTAAAAAACTCAATATTATCATCGAAGATGATATGAATAATACCATTCACAACGTCAGCGAATGTCTCTATTACCGAGGCATGCTTACTAAACATGACAATTATTCTGCATCTCAGCTTGACTTTGAAGATGCAGCACAGAAAGGTCACGAGCGTGCCAGACAGGAAATCAGCAGCAGAAGGCGCAATGAGCATCATTCTATTCCGGTCTTTATGCAGAAGGTTGGATTAAACAACTGCTATGTCAATTCCTTATCAGGAAAAAACCTCTCTGTTCTGCGATCCCTTCCCAGCAACATGTGGTCAGTTTTTTCGGATAATCCTATTGGTAGCTCTGGCATGGATATAATTGACGTTTTGAACTTAGATGCTTTTATCAAGATTACGAATTTGTTTTATGCGCATAATTCAAGAACCATCGCATTGTTCATGAGTGAAGATGAAAACAAAAATCTGAGTGAATGCCTTAATTTTATCGATAAATTGTTCAATGTAGCCTTGTCTGTTTCGGAGGAGCAGAAAGATATTACTATCAACAACATTGACATTTATGTTTCCGCTAATTACGAAACAGCTTCAATGTTCTTAGATGCCAGCATTAGTGATATGGGAAAAAATTTGTATTTCAAGGTACATATCGCTGATGAACAAAGAGACACTGCACATAGTTTGCTTTGTGATGCTCCGCTATTCATTCCACTTTTAGAAAAACGTAGAATCGAGACTTCCATCGATGTGGTATTACTTGGCTCAACAGAAACAAATTACCGCATAGCTAAGGAAGCTATTGCTTGTGCATATTTAGGAGAAAATTATCCAATTTCTATGACAATGCTAGGAAGCAATGCTTCAGCCTATGAAAACAAACTTCGCAGAGAGTGCCCTGGTCTTTACAACTCATATGGTATCCGTTGCATCAGACCTGTTTTCATTCCTTGCGATTTGGAGTTATGCGATTTCCCGAGTTATATTTACGGCAACAAAAAAGAAGAAACAAATAACAACTCAATTTCTGAAACATTTAAAAACGGAAATTATTTTGTTGTTGATATCGGCACTGACTTTGAAAACATACAGTTTGCTATGGAATTGAGAACATGGTTATTAAGAAGCAGAGGTTCATTTGACCGCACCCCTTTTATTGCAGTCAGATGCTCAAATTCCAGCAATTCGTACCTAGCAAGCAGATTGACTGTATCCGGACAGTTGCCGGGAGAAGCATACTACAATAAATTTAATCTTTTCACTTTCGGCTCGGTTGAACAGATGTACTCTTATAAAAGGCTCATCGAAGAACCGCTGCTTCAAAGAACCGCCCTGCATATACACGAATCATATTACGGAAACAATATATTTTCTGCAAGAAATGACTACTATAGTTTTTCGTACAACTCCGACAGCTCGTTGTTGACTGCTATTGGTCTCAGCTATCGTTTGTTTGCGGCAGGATGCTTGCTCGCTAATCAGGGAGAATATTTGAGTAATGCCATCTTCAAAAAGACAGATTTATTCAGAGCTTTTAATGAGAAAATCAAAAACGCCAGTATGTTGGAGGCATCAGCAGCATTAGAACAGTCTAGATGGAATGGATACATGCTTTCTCGTGGTTGGGAATCTGCAAGCGTAAACCAAGTACAAGCCTATAAGGAACAGGCTACGGGATCATCCCACAAACATTCGTTGGCAAGACTTCATCCATTTATTCGAGAATGGGAGGATTTAAATAACAAGGATTTATTAAGTATACTCGGAATGTTGACTGCGCGCTTTAACTACAAAAAACATCCTCAAGAAATCACCAGACAAAACATAAAAGACACTTTGCACTTTGTCATTTGCGAACCTGCGGCATTGAGAGAAGAACCACGCTAAAAATCACCCGGAACTGACCTAAAAGTTGGCTCCGGGTTGTGTTTTGTATTCATATTTTCTTTACTCTTCCACTTCCATCACCAAGCCGGATTTCAGTTCCACCACAATCTTCTCATCGAAAATGGTGATCTTGTCGACGAGCCTTCTGGTGAGGGCTTCGCTGTACTTCGTAACGGCTGCGGGCATTTCTTCCAGGAAAGCAATCATGTCATTCATTCGTGCCTGCAGGTCGGTTCGCTCCGCTGCCTCGGCAAGAATGTCCTGTCGGGTTCCTCGAAGGTCATCTGCTTTCAATCCCAACTCATCGACCAATGCGTAATCGCCGGAATCGTCAATCATCTGCTGCTGAAGTTCTGCAAGCTGTGCTTCCACCGCTGCAATCCTTGCTTCCAGATCATCAAAGACCGTTTCCTGGATGTTCGTTTTCAGAAGAGAGATGACGGCATTTCTTCTCGCATAGGCATCGTTGACTGCGGTGACAATTGCCCCTTGTAGCACGTCTTCCTTTACCGTTCTTGCTGGGCAGTCAAAATCCACCTGACACTTAAGAACTCTGCCGACGCATCTCCAAACCGTAGATTTACAGCCCCGATTGTTCCATTTTACTCGACGATAGATATCTCCGCAGTGTCCGCAGAATACCATGCCGGAAAGTGCGTACTTGCTGCTGTAAACCCTGCGTTTGCCATCAGGATTCAGATTGGCACGTCTGGCAATCTCCGATTTGACCTTCATGAACACATCCTTGTCGATGATGGCTTCATGACTGCCTTCCACATAGTACTTCGGCATCTCGCCGTTGTTGGCGGCACGCTTTTTGTCCAGGACGCTGACCGTGTAGGTTTTCTGCAGAAGGGCATCGCCGATGTATTTTTCATTGGTAAGGATTTGCTGGATGTTGCTCTCGTGCCATTTGAGATGTCCCGCTCCATTGGGAATGCCGTCAGCTTCCAGACTTCGTTTAATCTGCAGGAAGCTTGCTCCTTCCAAGTACTCCCGGTAGATGCGGCGAACAATCTCAGCCTGCTCCGGGTCAATGACCAGGTTGCCGTCAGCATCCTTGGTGTAGCCTAAGAACCAGTTGTGGTTGATCTGCACCTTGCCTTGCTGATTGCGGAACTGGATGCCCATTCGCACATTGGCTGACAGCGATTCTGATTCCTGCTGTGCAAGGGAAGCCATGATGGTCAGAAGCACCTCGCCCTTGGAATCTAGGGTGTTGATGTTCTCTTTTTCAAAGAACACGGCGATGTTCAGAGCCTTCAGCTTTCTCGTGTACTTGAGGCAGTCCACCGTATTTCTGGAAAATCGGCTGATAGACTTAGTTAGTATCAGGTCGATCTTTCCGGCTTCACAGTCTGCGATCATGTGGTTGAACTCATCTCGCTTGGCGGTGTTGGTGCCTGAGATGCCGTCATCGGCATAAACCTCAACCAACTGCCATTCCGGTTTGCTTTGAATGTACTCCGTGTAATGACTTACCTGTGCTTCGTAGCTGGTTTCCTGTTCTTCGGAGTCCGTGGAAACTCGGCAGTAGGCGGCAACTCTGGTCTTCTGCACCTGTGCTGCCGTTCTCTGTGAACCAACTCTCCTTCGAGCCGGGATAACTGTAACATTCTGTGCCAGTGCCTGCATTTACTTCGCCTCCTTTATCTGACTGTAGGCGTATTCTGCCTGCTTGATTGGATTCTTGTATTTTGGAGCGGTACGCTTCATAGCAAACCTTGTAGGGATCACCGTAACCACCACTTCTTTCGTGTATCTTGTACCCTTGTAAAGGGCATCTCTTCTCAGCCTTTCAGCTTCCACTGCCTGAGCGATCTCAGCGGTCAGTATTGCCGGATAGAAATCGTCTCCAAGATAGCGTGGGTTCTGCATCAGCCTTTTGACACCACTGTGCTTCATCTCCAGTCCCACATCCTTTGCCGCCTGGACAAAGGACATGCCGGAAAGGTAGTTTTCACACAGCTTTCGCAGATTGGCAGCCTGTTCTTCGTTGATGACTGCCGCACCGCCCACAATGTCGTATCCGTATGGTGTGTGCTTCATAATCAAATCCTTTCCCGGAAGACGGGTCCGCATTTCATCTCGAATCCAATCTCCGTTCTGCTGTAAACGATGACCCTGTCTACAAATCTTGTAAAAAGGTCTTCATCAAATTCTGTCATCATGGAAGCTCCCGAAGTGTAGTGAAGTATGTCTTTCAGTGCTTCTTTCAGCTTGCTGCCGCCTCTGATTTTTGCGATGATGGCATCCTTCTCGGCGGTAAGCCTTGTACTTGTTTTCAGAAGCTCATCCGTCTGCTGTGCGTAGACTGCCGGGTCAAGGTAGCCTTTGGTAAAAAGCTGTGTGACCTGCTGGCGTTTCTGAAGGTTCTTCTCAAGGCCGTCCTCCAATTCATTCAGGGCATCCAGGTGTTCAGCCTTTTCAGTGGCCTTCAGTGCGTTTGAGCAGGGAAGAAGGATCTTGTCCCTTGCGAAGATCAGCTTGTTCATCATTGTGGCAAATGCCGCCATGACCGCATCTTCACGAATGGACTTCATGGTGCAGGCATCTTTATCATCCAGGTGTGTGGTACAAACGTAACCGAAGTAATCGCCGATCTTTCTGCGCTTCCACACTGCTCCGCAATCTCCGCAGATGACCTTGCCTGAAAATGCGTATCGGTTTTGGTACTTCCGGCTGTCAGCGTAGATACCTTTTTCGGCGGCGTTCCTTGCAATCATGTCGTTGGCGGCATCGAAATCCTCATGGCTGATGATGGCTTCGTGGTGTCCCTGTGCGAAAAACTGATCTCTTTCACCATTGTTTCTGTGGCGGGTAAAGGTATCATCGGAGTATGTCTTCTGAAAAATTACATCTCCGGTGTACTTCTCATTCTTGATCATGCCATTGATGGTATGACTCGTCCATCTGCCGTTTCGCTTTGTGGAAATGCCCCTGGCATTCAGTGCCTTGGCAATCTGCGTTGTACTGCTGCCGGAAAGCACCTCTGCGAAGATCCACTTCACGATTTCGCTCTGCTCCGGATTCACTGCCATTTCTCCATCGATGTAATCGTAACCGTAGGGGGGATAGGCAATCTTGTAGGTGCCGTTGCGAAAGCGTTTCTGAATACTCCAGGTTTCGTTCTGTGAAATGGAGCGGGATTCGCTTTCTGCCAGGCTTGACAAAATGGAAAGAAGCAGTTCTCCCTCCATCTTTCCGGTATCGATATTCTCTTTCTCGAACAGAATGTAAATGCCCATGCCGCAGAGTCTGCGGACAGTCTCGATACTCTCCACCGTGTTGCGTGAAAAACGGCTGATGGATTTGACAATGATATAGTCGATCAGCCCTCTCTCACAGTCGGCAAGCATGGAGAGCAGACCGTCACGTTTTGCCATCTTGGTTCCGCTGATGCCTTCATCGAAGTACAGTCCGGCATATTCCCAGTCTTTACGGGAACGGATCATCACTTCGTAATGGTTCTTCTGGGCATCCAGGCTGATAAGCTGTTCATCAGAGTCTGTGGAGACTCTTGCGTATGCCGCCACACGTAGCTTTCGCACTGCGGCAGTATCGACTGCTTCGATCTTTGTTATCCGTTTCATAGTCTCGGTCTCCTTTCTTTCAGGGTAGTCTATATATCACTCTAAGGTGCCTAAATAGCAAGTGATATCTGCTCAGATACGGGAGAATAACGGAGAGAAAGTACGTCGGTTTTTCTCCATGATCTTGTCGAATTCATCCACAGATATCAGCCCCTTTTCCAGCAGTTTCTTTGTCAGATTCTCCGCAAGAATATAGTTGTATTCATTCTGCAGTTCGGCCTCAGTAGGACGGGAAACTTCGTGCCTGCCGCAGTCAGTCCCTTTTATCGTAGTAATATGCATAAAATCACACCTCCTACCGGGTAGCCTTGGCAGGAGGTGAAATCTTACGTTTTCTCAGTCTTTTTTATAAAAATCGCAGGTATAGCCATCGGCACGGAGGAGAAGTCCCTCTGCCCATGTAGGAACCCTTGCCATCTGCTTACAGACAGCTTCCAGGCTCATGCGAGGGTCTGCTTCGATGATAATTTCGTCATGCACATGAGCTACGATACTGCAGCACCTGAGTGTCTGCATGGCATACATCAGAATGTCACGGGAGGTTGCCTGGACGATATTCTCCACGAACTTGGGACCATAGCTTTCCAGACGCTCCCACTTCTTTGTACCGCCGACACCTTCATAGGTAACGGACTCACCGCCAAACTTGTTTTCTCCCATGCGTGGCTTTACATAGGAAAGAACTCTGCCGGAAGGAAGGGAAACAAACAGCATGCCGCTTCGGCAGGAGAACCGGATGCCGTGTGTGGTCTGCACCGTTTTCTGCTTGATGGCGTTCTTTACAGCACTGTCCACGTCCCACCAGAATCGAACAATCATCGGATTGGACTGCCGCCACGCCTGTACCAGTCCGGGAAGCTCCTCTTCAGTCAGTCCCATCTCCAATGCGCCCATAGCTTTCAGTGCGCCGACAGACCCGCCATATCCGAGAGCAAGTTCCGCAATCTTACCTTTTTGTCGCAAATGTCCGTTCACACCATGCTTCTCAACCGGAACACCAAACATCTGAGAAGCCGATGCACAGTAGATATCACCACCGTTTTTGAATACTTCCGAACGCCACGCTTCTCCCGCAAACCAGGCAATGACACGTGCCTCAATGGCTGAGAAGTCGGCTACGATAAATCGTCTGCCAGAGACAGGGATAAAGGCAGTTCGGATAAGCTGTGACAAGGTGTCCGGGATATCATCATAGAGCATATCCAGTGCTTCATAATTTCCGCTTCGTACCAGCCCTCTTGCTTCTGCCAGGTCGGACATATGGTTTTGAGGGAGATTCTGCAGCTGCACAAGCCTTCCGGCAAAACGGCCAGTCCTATTTGCACCGTAAAACTGGAACATACCCCTGACACGGCTGTCAGCACACACCGAATTCTGCATTGCCTGGTATTTCTTCACAGATGACTTAGCAAGCTGCTGTCTGAGGGATAACACCTCTGCCAAATGATCGGGAGCATCTTTTATCAGTGCCGCCACAGCTTTCTTGCCGAGGGTGTCCGTTTCCATGCCGTTGTCTGCAAGCCAGCCCTTCATCTGCACCACCGAGTTGGGATTATCCAGGCTGGTCAGTTCCTGCATTGCGGCGGTCAGGCTGTCGTGAGACACACGGTCTATCTCGATGCACTGCTCCACAAACGGCATGTCCACCATAATGCCTCTGTCGTTGATTTCCTGGTCAAGATGATATTCATCCCACACCATATCCGGCACAGGGAACTTCACGAGCCTTTTCTGTATCTGCATCTCCGCTTCCACATCACGGATGTTGTATGCTTTGAAGCGTTCCCACTTATCCGGTGCATCAGTCGGCAGATTTCTCGTTCTCTGCGCATTGGACTTCGTGGGATTACAGGGAACACAGAAGTAGCGGATCAGGTCTTTGCCCTCCGTCAGCTTCTGCTTTTCAAGCCCCAGCACAGCGCCTACACCTTCCAGTGATAACGGCAGACCCATGTAGGCAGACCATACCATGCTGCATTTCCAGCTGTCTGGGTCAAGATACTCTCTGGTCGGATATCTCAAAAACCTTGAAAGGCAGATACGCTCAAACTGTGCGTTGAATGCCCACTTGGTCACAGCATCATCTTCCAGGGCATCTTGTATCTCCCGCGGCAGTGTCTCCCCGGAAGCCAGATCCACCACAATGACCTCACCGCCGTCCACGCTGTATCCGAACAACAGGATCTCGAAATCCGGTGACTCCACATAGCGGTACACACCGGCCTTGGCAAGATTCACTGAGGAAAAGGTTTCAATATCGATTTCTAAATTTTTCATATTCAGCCTCCAATGAAAAAAGAGGCGGTACAGAAATCCCTCTCCATACCGCATCCGTAAATCTGTGTAAAGTTATCCGGTTATTTCTCCAGCTGTTCCATGCGCTTCTGGTGATACTCCGCATCACGCTTGCGGTCATGGATGAATGTCTCCACGCCTACCATCACCCGGGAGAGCGTGGCAAGGGCAAAGCAGCCGATAAGGATGTTAACAAGAATCGTACTTACCATAACAGAATCCATACCCGCACCTCCTTATGCCAGGAAATCGTCATCAGCAACAGTGCTGAAATCGTCTGCCGCCGAGGTCTTGCCGCCGAGAGGCTCACCGTCACGAATCTTCTGGATGTTGCCGAGGCCGCAGGCAATACCCTTATTGCCGTTGGAGTTAAAAGCATAGAAGTTTAAGCTGACACGGGCATAGCAGCCGGAATACACCTCACCTCTGTCCAGGATAGGCTTGACCGCACGGTCTACGATCTGAGGTGCAGTCGTGCTGTTGGCATTAATAAAGTAGTGACCCTTGTAGGCTTCGTCATCACGCTCCACATCCCCATCACGGAGAGGAGTCTTGATTGCAGCCTTGTTAGGCTTCTTGCCGCCGAACTTGGCGATGCCTTCCTCGATGGCGGCATCGATAGCTGCATTGACTGCATTCACGGTCTCCGTGTCGGACTTAGGAATGAGAACGGAAACGGAATATTTCTCGGCACCGCCGTTGATGGAAACAGGCTCCCAGCCATGGAAGTAAGAGAGACGGGTGTTGATGCCAGTGATAACCTTGGTCTTATTAACAGAATTAGCCATAATAAAAATCCTCCTTAAATTTCGTTAAAATCGTTTATTGCGTTTGATACGTTTATAGCCGGACGCTTGTCCGATGCCGGTACCAGTGTCGGCTTACCCGGTGGTTTATAGATGAGGTCACCGAGAATCTCCTCAAATTTGCTCTTGCCCATCAGTTTCTGCATCTCAGTCATAGGGATGAGGGACTGACGGTAGATGTCTGTGTAGCCATGTTCCTTTGCGGTCTCTGCGACCTTTGCCTCGTCACGGTACTTACGCACGGAGCGCCCTTCGACCACCTTGAATCCGTCCCACTCCTTACCGTGATTTACGGCAGCGTCAGTGGCATATGATGTGATCTCGTTTGCCCATTTCGTAAGGTCCGGGATGATAGCGAGTATCTCCTCGATCTCCGCATCCGTGAGCAGGGGAGGGAGCCTAAACTCCGCCTGGGTCAGTTTCAGCTTTTCTTCGGCTCTGACTCTGCACCTTGCAGATGCTCTGCAGAAGGTACACCATTCGCCGGGAACATAAGCACCCTCGCCGTTGTATGCCAGGATGGCTTTTGGCTTCAGCTCATTTTCTGCCCACTCCTTCAGCTGCGTGGTCGGAATCGTCCATGTGCTGACATTTTCCCGTCTTGGCTGGAAGATGCTCATAGACACCTCACGGATATCGTAAAGGACATCGTAGAGTTCCAGTGCGCCGAGGGCATACAGCATCATCTGCGGATTTTCCACTGCATCCACCAGAACTCCAAGTCCATACTTGAAGTCGATGATATGCAGTGTATCGTCAGAAACGATGATGCAGTCTCCCGTGCCGAAGCCGTCCGGTACATAGCAGGAAAAGTCGAGGTGCTGTTCGATCAGGATGATAGGATCCTGGCAGGTCTGTTTTGCCGCTTCGTACTGCTCCATCACGAACTGAACATAGCCGTCAGTGCATTCCTCCATCTCATCGGAATCGTATTCCGATGTGGGACGCCTGCTTCTCTTCTTCAGAGCCTTTTTCAGCTTGTGTTCGCACAAAGCGTGTACGGCAGTTCCTTCCTTTGCCGCTTCCGAGCCGGTGTTCTCAAATTCCAGTTCCAGCCTTGCAGACGGGGAACAGTTGAGCCATCGATGAGAGCCGGAAGCGGATAATACTGCGTGTTTTCCCATTAGACCAGTTCCTCCGCATCTTTCAGAACTGCAGCATAGTTCTTCGCATCAATCTCACTCAGGCGGCTTGCTCCGTACTTCTGAATGATGGCTCTGACTTCCGCTGTGTGTCCTGCCTGGCTCTTTTCAGCCAGAACGCTGCGAACCTTCTCAAGAGAGACTGCTGGCTTTTCTTCCTGCACAGGCTTTGCCTCGATTGCCTTCGGCTTCTGCTCCGGTTCCTCCGGCAGACCTTCCATCACAGCCATGCAGACTGCCTGGACACTGTCAGATAAAGTCCGCAGATCCTCAGCAGCCTTCATGAGAAGCTGTGCCACTTCCAGAAAAAGTTTTACATTGCTCACTGCTCATACCTCCTTTCCCAGACTCGCAGATGGAAACTTCATCAACGCTGTCACCAGGAATCAGGATAGTCACTTTCTGCTTGCTTCCGAAAAAGAAACGCAGAAGGTGTTCTCTGATGCTGACGGTGCGGCAGGTGACGATGCCTGCTGACTGCGGTGCTTTTGATACACTGATTTTCAGATTGTGTCTCATGGCTTATACCTCACTTTCCGAGGGGCTTATGGTCATGTCCCTCTATCCGGTAGCCTTGGGAAAGAGTGAAATCTTACGGTTTTTCTGAAAAAAGCAAAAAAAGACCCACAGGAATCTCCAAAGAGAAACCCATGGGTCAATGAAAGAGATATTCAGTTTACTCTAACTGCGTAGTCAAGAGAAATCCAACCTGCTCCGGATTTCAATTTTCCCCAACCGTTTGTGGCACCGGTACCGGATTTCACCTTCGTGATGGTAAAGACACCTTTTCCGGTATACTTCCCGGTTTTGGCATAATTCGTTCCCGCTCCCTTACGGATGTTCAAATCACTGATGTCGACCCGAACAAGAAATGGACAGTCCGCATCCGTCATGCCTGTCCCTGTGGAAGATGCCGAAGTAGTCTCAGCCACATCGTATTTGGTAAGATTCCACTTTTCGATGATGGAACACAGATTGCTTACATAGGAACTGGAGGTAGCATAACCTCCATCCTTAATGAGCTGTGCTGCCTTCTTGTAATCCGTGCAGCTGTTCAGACCGCTGTAACGGAGTGCAGAGCCATTTTTCGCACCCAGCAGATATGCTGAATGGTCAGCGATGGAATCCTCCACGCTTGCGTACTTACGGAATTCAGCGGTAACTGTGACCGTTTTTCCGTTCTCCTCCTCCTGGGTCTGTTTGGTATAGGTACTCTTTCCGTCCCAGGCAGAACCGCTCCAGGTGTTGCCGGAGAGGGACTTTTTCATACCAAAACAGTTGTTGGCGTTCTGTGCGAGTTCACTCTTTCCGTAGCCGGACTCAAGAATAAACTGTGCCAGAGACACCGATGCAAGAATACCGTTCTTCTTCTGGTCAGCTGTAAACAGCGGTCCCACTTTTGCGATCACATCGCTCTCAGAAAGATTTTTGAATGCGGATGCCTGAGTACCGGACGTATCCGATGTTTCACTGGCCGTATTCATCTTTGCCTTTACCGCCTTGCGGAAGGTATCCATGGTATAGCCCATCTTCAGACCGTTCCAGAGATGCTCCGGATCTCCATGATTGGATGCGATTCCCTTTGCGCATCCCTCCTTATGGGAACAGATATCCGTCAGCGGATTCAATCCATACTGCTTGCAGAGCATCGCAAACAGTTCTACTGCCGCCTCATAAGTACGTTTTGCCACAGCTTTGGCTGTAGTGGTATCAGAACAGGTGAAAGAGGAACCGCTTGTATATTTGATGCAGGCAGGTTCACACATCTCCACACCGATATGGGTGTTGTTTCCCGAACCTCCGCAATGCCATCCACGATGATTCCACGGGAGCGTCTGATAAACTGTACCGTCATTACCGTCAATAAAACCATGTACACAGGCACGGTCATAAGATGCGCTGTTCCAACTGTTGATGAACACACTGGCTTTCGGCTGAGCGCACCCAACGCTGTGGAGCATCAGTCCCTTAACCGTGATTGTTTTTCCTGCTGTATAGCAGGGATTTTTTGTCATAATAGATTGTACGAGCTTCATATTATTCTTCCTCACTTTCCGAGCGGTCATGCAGCTGCTCTAAAACTGTTTTTACTTTCTGCGGCACAGGCAGACCCAGATATGCCGCATTCTCCAGAAGGGAAATACCTTCATTGGAGAGGTAGAAAAAGATAACTGCCGTTCTCAGCACTGAGCCGGTTCCGATCACTTCAACATCGAGAATGTTTGCAATCCCCACAAGCAGAAAAATCAGCACTTTCCGGCAAATACCCCTGAACCCGACTTCACTGGACAGGGTTTTGTCTGAGATTGCACACATAACACCTGTAAGGTAGTCAATAACCACAAAGGCGATCAGTGCATACAAAAGTCCGTCACAGCCACCGACAAAGTAGCCGAGCCATCCTCCGATGACTGAAAAAACAAATTGAATAGAGTTCCAGAATTCTTTCATGTGAAATTCCTCCGTTTCGTAAAAATGTGTATGAAAAAAGCACCTCCGAAGAGATGCTTGATTCCAGATTGATTATGCCGTCCGTTTCCACATATAGCAGACAATGTACGGCTGTAAGTTTGTATGAGAACCGCCGGAGCCTGTCGCAGCAGTAGAACCGGACATGGTATGGGTATGCGCTCCGGCGGATGCTCCGGCAATTGTACCGACTCCATGTGAATGGGACGGAATCTGGCTTGATGTAAGCGTGACGGTTTTTGCACCGCCTGTCTTTTCTACTGTTGCAAAATCCGTATCGGAAGTATTGATGCCGACCGGAACTTTGCCTGCGCCCCATGCAGTCCACGTACCCCCAAAGAGCGTAGCCGGACTGGTGCTGGAAGTGCTCATATAAATACTCCCGACAGGATAAATGCTGTCTACAATGTATTTTTTCAGAAGTTTCCCATAAACCTTCATATCCCAGTTCTCCGAGACTTCAAAGGTATTATCTGTCTCTGACACTTTACCGACTGCCACTCCCTTACCGCCGCTTTTGAAATCCATCACGACTGCCGCTGTCGAAACTACGTCCACAACGGATATAGTTGTAAAAGCATCCGTCAGTGTGTACTTGACCTCATAGGATGATTCCGTTGAAACAGCACCGCCACCAAAGGTAAATGCCGTACCGCTTGAAAAGGATTTACTTGCATTCGTCCACGAGGTTGCCCCGGATTTCCGGTAGTAGGTGGCACGGGTCAGTGTATTTTTACTGCTGTAGGACGCATAGCTGTACGAAATCAATCCCCGGATATAGGTACCGTCATCATTGACTGTCCCATCGCTTAATGCCCTCTGGGAAAGATAGCTGGCGAATGACGGTACCGAATAGGCGGCAACCGAAATAGACACTGTTGCAGCAGCCGAAGTCCGTCCTCTTGAATCAGTAACGGTTGCAGTGAAAGTAATTGTTCCCGAAGATGTTAAAAATCCGGTGGTAAAACTGGATGCGGTACTTGAGAACGTTCCTCCCGATATCGAATAAGAGGATATCGTTGAACCATAGCTTCCTGCCGCACCGTTAATCGTCAGCTTTGCCTTTGATTTCGTCTGTACATAGATTCCCCACGAACTTGGCACATCACCGTCAACACGCTCTGCCGTCAGACTTGAAATCGTAGGCTTTACGGTTGACGGAACGGTCAGTGTCAGTGTGCAGGTCTTTGAGCCAATGCTTGTACTGCCGTTGTAGGTCGTGCAGGTAATGGTGCAGGTTCCTGTCGTGGCACTTGGTATCTGACTGGCAAGGGATAAAGCCGGAGTCCACGATACCGAGGTTGAAGTGGTTTTCGTTGCAATCGTTCCCGATGTGGAGCCGAAGGTATACGTCAGCGTATGCGTAAACGAGGACGATGCCCGCGTGATGGTAATCGTTGATGCCGACCCCATATTGACCGAGGTTGCAGATACTGTCGATGCCCTTGCAATGCTGTCCAGCGTGATGGTTGCACTGGCTGTAATGCTGCTGTAGTAGGTTCCGCTGATGGTTGCCTGAATATTAAAGACTGCCTTTATCGCGATGGACTTTGTACCGTCACTGTTATGCGAGACAGTCTTGGATGCACTGCCGAGTGAATGAGTGCCTGTACTCGAAATAGCCGAGGATGTAAAAGCTACATCCGTCCCATCAATGGTACAGGTATTGGAACGGGAGTTTATATTCAAAGTGTAATCGTTCACCAGATACATCTTGCAGGTAACTGTTGATGTATTGGCTGACACGTCCTTTGATTGGCTCCAGTCTACACGCAGCTGATAATGTCCGCTGACAATAGAGCCGGAAAAGCTGCCGCTTGTTGCCATGATGATCTCCCTCCTTTACGATGTCGGGTCTCTCCATTTGATGGAGAGGTTGCCGTTGGTTCTTGGTATAAAATCAAACCACCCACGGTTTTCATTTCCGAGGGACAGCTTGTTTCGTATTTCTGCATTGGTGATAACAAGGCTCTGGTTGGAGATATAGGCAATCTTCTGCCCGTTCTCCTTGAAAGCCAGTTCTTCATTGGAAAGCTCTGCCGTGAATGCATTGCCGACCTTTCCAAGTTCAATCAGTGCACCTTTAAATCGGATATATTCTTCAAGCAGTGACTGATTGGTTGCTACAGTATCTTTGATCTCATCTGTGACCTGCGTAAAATCCATACGGATTTCTGTGCTGCTTTGGGTTATGCTGGTTTCAAAGTCACGCTGGATGGTTTCCATTTCAGTACGGGAGATGTACTCCTCCCGCACGGTCGCATTGATCTGTTCTGAGGTCTTGGTGATTTCGGAATAGCACTCACGGACATTGACCTTGAGCGCCTCCACATCTTCCACTGCATCCTCATAGGCAGTCACGTTTTGAAATGTGTTCTGACAGGATGTCAAGAGTGCCATTCGTTACACCTCCCATCAGTTGGAAACGTCACACTGCAGGGTCATGATACTGTCAATATCAGCAGCCGACAGATAGATGACTTTTCCTGTTTTATCAAAAGTGACGGCATTTCCGTCTTTATCCTGGGCATACCAGGTATAAGTAAGGCTCTGCTTCTCCGAAGCCTTCTCCCATGCCGTGCCACTGTATTTCATAAGGGTGACACTCTTTGCCGTATGGTCGATCTGATACCAGAAATCGCCGGATGCAGGACTGGACGGTGCCGTCTCGCTGATATTTCCCATCAGGGCATCGACCTCTTTCTGATTGGTTCGTACAATGACATACGGAACAACCCCGCCGAGATTGTTCTTCACAGTGAAACCGCCGATGGAGAGCATCTCCGAAACATATGGGTCTGATTTATCCTCTACCGTAATGACATCCACGTAAGTCTTGCTACTGTAGGTCATGGTACAGCGGTAAGACTGGATATTCACGATATCCTCCCCGGAAACTTCCAGAGTAGATGCCGTTGCACCACTGATGTTTGTCCACGTGCCGTTCACATACTTTGCCCACTGATAGGTTGCACTGGTGATTGCTGTCGTTCCGCTGTATGCAGAGGTTGCCAAGGTCAGTGTGCCGGACTGATTCTGAACTACGGTGCCGTTCGGTGCATAGACAGAGAATACAACAGCAGATGTGCCGTTGCTGCCGGCTTTTGATTTTGTCCAAGTGAATACCTTCTCTACGGACTTCTCTGAAATAGTGAAGGTCAAGGTGATATTTCCTGTCAATACGGAAGTGCCACCAAGGTCAGACGATGCAGCCACAGAGAATTCCAGTTTTCCGGCAGCGGATGCCGTTGCCGCTGTATTGCTCTTGACCGTAATGCCAGTCGGCAGCGTTCCTACGGCACAGGTGCAGGCGGTCTGGGTGATTCCCACATACCCGGTGAACGGAATTGTAATGGTAGATGCCGCCGATGTCTTGCCTGCGGAAGTACAGGCGATTGCCTGTGTCTCATTTCCGAGGATAACGGAAAGTCCGCCGCTGCCTGCAGCTCCGGCATCTCCTTTTTCTCCCGTGTCACCTTTCACACCGTCATACATCTTGGTGATGGACAGGGTATCATACACATCAGAATCCGAAGTGACAACCTTGATCTGTGCCACATTATTGGTGAATACCGCATGGGTAGGCTTAACCACCAGTGTTCCGCTGGTAATGTTCGTATTATCAGAAGTTGTCGGATAATCCGCCCATGCTCCCGAACTGTTTTTATACTGCCACTTGCTGATGGTCACACCCTGTATCTGTGCAGTAAGGGTTGTCTGCGATGCCCCGACCAACGCACCGGAAGTATCGTATTTAAACACATAAGTATCTGCAGTGGCATAGGCAAGTTTCGCATTTTCCGCATTCTTCACCAGGGTATAGGTGATATCTGAAGAAATATTGACTGTGTTCTTCGTCTCGGAATCATAGTAGCTGATATAGCAGATATAGGTTATCATGCCGGAACTGGACGCTGCCAGTTTATCCTGCGTGACCTTCAGCACACCGTTCGTCACCGTTTCGCCTGTGGTCAGACTGGCTTCGGCACTTGTGCCGTCTTTCCGTTTCCATGTAATGGTCAGACCCTTGGAATTTAATGCCACTCCCGTCTGGTCGAGGAACACGACTGGGGTAAGCACCAGATTTGTGGATGCCCAGCTTGGTGCATAGGTATGCGGCAGGACATTCGGGTCTTCACTCTGCGTTTTCGGCAGATTGGAAGTAATATATGCCGACAGTTTCCGCTGATCTGTAATGTCAACGAACGTCTGCTGGCTTGAAGTTAATACTGTAGACATTCTCTCATCCTCCTTATAAAGTCACTTCACAGTAAAAAGACGCATTGTCCTGCACGTCCTCTGTGGTAATTGTGATTGTTTTCATGCCTATATGGGAAGAATCCCAGTCTGTATCGGCCGCCGTGTCACTGGAACGGCGATGCCAGACAAAAGCCGATGCGGAAAGTGTATCTGTGATTTCTTTATCCCAGGAAAACACCCGGCAGCGCATAATGCTTGCCTGTCCTTTATCACGGAAAATACTGACACCCTCCACCACAAGCTCCGTCCGGTACATCTTCTGGGCATTGATATCATCGATCTTCCCGGAAATGGATTCGATCTTTGAAGTCTGTCCAAAGAGGTCATCCTCCAGTGCTTCTATATTTTTACTCTGTTTTGCGGATGCCGAGGTCAGTGTCACACCGCTTGCACCAATCGTGATGGTGTTGCCGGACGGATTTAAGTAATCCCTCGTCCGGCTGACTACAAGATATGTGCCGTTGATGCCGTGAGGCTTGGAGATACACTCCACATACATCCTTGCACGGATATCGCTGATGTCCGCTCCTGTATCCGACTCATCCACGATAGTAAGTTCAGTGCTTGTGACACCCTTTACCAGATCTGCAAGTCTGGTCTTTGCCTTGCGGAGCAGATTGGAAGGCAGCGTCACATCCTCCCATACCTCGCTCGTCCATATCCTGCCGATTTCGGACACAGCAGTTTCATCACAGATATAATTTTTTCCGTCATTCACGGATGTAATATCCACCCGTTCGTCCAGTTCTGTTTCATTGCCTTCCTCATCGGTTTCCGTCTTTTTTGCACCCAGCGGAATCAATGCTGTTGCACGTTCCGTGTGGTCACGGGTGATTTTAACATCAAGCAGGTTCTTCCCGAACTCTACTGACTGCAGGGAGGAGGTATTGAAATCCGCAAGGTAATCCAGAACTTTGCCCTTGTTGGTATATCTGACCTGCAGGTATCCGCCGTGGGTATCGATCAGCTTTGATTTGACGGCATCCATCGTGACAGAGTAATCCGAATTGCTGTAGGAGATATAATCGTTGTCATCCGTGACCGTGACATTGCCAAGGATGAATCTCTTCTGCTCTTCCACTGCCGCATTATGCGTTTCGATGAAATATTCCAGAAGTCCTTTCAATGTGCCTTTGTAGGAAAAAGGCGGCTGGATGGTATCCTTAAGATACGCAAGGCAGGATTCACAGGTCCATGTATGGGTGTTGTAGAAATCACTGCCGTCATCCAGCGCCCGACCTTCAAACACCACATCCTCATCCTTTTTGCACAGGATAACGGATGCCATCGGTCGAATGGAATCCAGGTACGGGTGGTTATAAGGTGCTGCCAGGGTCATGCTGTCAACGCTTTCTGCATCCTCGGAAATCTGCGCCTGGGTAATGGCAAGTTTTGACAGATTCGGATGGTAGAACAGTTCTCCATCCACAAAAATACGAAAAATGCTCATAGCCGACCCTCCCTGTAGCGGAACGTAGTCGTTCCCGTACCGCTGATTTTTACGGTATTTTTGCCTGCCGCCAGTTCCAATTCCGGGAACTCCCATGTCCCGGCACTGACCGTTTTCTGGAAGGTATCCGTTCCAACCTTCCAGCTGAGTGCTGTGTCTGCCGTGGTTGTTACCACGGGAACTACAGGCATATAATCATTGTTCAGAGAGACCGTACTGCTGCCGGAAACCACCACAGTCGTTTCCTCCACATGGTAGCGGTAGGAATCCCCGTCGGAGCAGGACAAAGCAAGCTGCCCTGCCCCGGTCAGCGGGTCATAGGCAGGTGTACATTCAATCGTTCCAACTGCATACAGTTCCGGCTCATCATTGCAGACCACCTTGCACAGCTGACCCGCTATGGCATTGACTGTACTTTCCGTCATGGAATTGAATCTGCTCCTGCTGCCAAGCATGGACAGCGTAATATCAAAAGACCTCGGCTGATAGGAAACACGTCCTAATGCTTCGGTGTATCTGATCGGGGAATTTCTCCCCGGAACGGTAATGGTCTCCGATTGGGACTGAGGGGTTGGAAAGTCAATGCTTTCTCTCAGCCACCCCAGTCCGAGCATGGAGATGCCGTTTATCGTAACATCCGGTTTCATAGGCTCAACCTCGCATTCAATTTCTGGCTCTGTCCAAGACCGCTGTCGATAGCCGGAAGAATCCTGCCGACCAGTGTGCCATCATCCAGATAGATGCCTTTTCCACTGTTTGCCGCAATAATGGACAGATATTTTTCTACGTTATCATTGTTCAGCCTGTTAACCAGAATGTTTTCAAGCTGCTTGTAAAAACTGCTCAGAGGGAGGACTGCCTCCGCTCCTGCTTCACCGCCTGCCATCAGAGAACTGCCGTTCATACCGAAAATGGTAGGACTGGTCAAAATGCCGCCGTCCTTGTACCAAGATACTGACAGATGCGGTACACTCGGCGGTGACAGAGAAAAACTGCCTGTGATTGAGAAATGAGGCAGCTTGATGGATGGAAACGACAACTTGCAGTTAGAGAAAAATCCCTTGATACTGTCGATTGCAGATTTGATGGTATTCTTTGCCGCTTCAATCGGTGTAGTGATAGCACTCTTGATGCCGTTCCACACAGAAGTCGCTGTGGACTTGATTCCATTAAAAACCGTGGACACTGTACTTTTTACAGCATTAAATACAGAAGTCACCTTACTCTTGATACCGTCTACCATCGTGGAAATAGCGGATTTGATAGCATTCCACACCGTGGTTGCAACCGACTTAATGGCATTGAACACCGTGGTGATAGTGGTCTTAATGCTGTTTACTACCGCAGACACCTTCGTGCTGATTGCCGTCCACACCGTAGTGAACACATTTTTTATTGCATTCAAGACGGTAGAGATTACGCTGCTGATGGCATTGATCACCGTTGACACTGTCGTTTTGATGGCATTCCAAACGGTAATAATGGTATCCTTACAGTTCTCCCAGATAAACTGGAACGGCAAAGTTATAATGTCAAAGGCCGCTTCGAGTATGGAGCCGATAAACATGATGCCCGTCTGCACCACATTTTTGATAGTTTCCCATACACCGGAGAGAAAGCTGGTGATGCCGTTCCAGATGTTTGAGAAGAAGGTGGAAACAGAAGTCCACAACTCATCCCAACTGGTACCGAACCACCCCAGAAATACATCCGCTATGCCTTTGAGCATATTCAGTGCGGCAGACAAAATCCCCGTGACACCGTCCCAGATGCCGGAAAATATCTCTTTGATACCATTCCACATTTGCGACCAGTTTCCGGTAAACAGTCCAATGAACACATCCAGAATTCCTACAATCACATCAAGGACAGTGCCAAGCACTGTGCTGACAACAGAAAAAGCGGCTTCAAATACCGGAGCAAGCAGCTGGCAGAATCCATCCCATACGGATTTCAAAACATCCACGATACTCTCAAAGTCAAAGCCGAGTGCATTCAGCCTGTCTGTGATAGTCTGTCCGAATTCCTCAAACTTCGATTTGGTTCCGTCCCATACACCTGTGATGGCACTGCGGAATTCCTCGTTGGTATCCCACAAATGCTTAAAGGCAGCTACCAGGACGGCAATCACCGCCACAATTGCAAGTATCGGTGCGGCTGCACTTGCCAGTGAGCCGATAAGGCCGCTGACTCCTTCTCCGCTGAGTCCCAGCTTCAAAGCAAGTTTTGCCAGTCCCTTCGTCAGGGAGGAAAATGCTTTCATGGTTGAACCGACCGTACTAATGGTCTTGCCCAGCACAATCAGCAAAGGCCCCAATGCTACAGCAAATGCCAGGATTTTAATAATCGTTTCTCTCTGTGCATCACTCATTCCATTCAGCTTATCTACGAATGCCTGGATCTTCTCTACGGCACTGCGTACCATCGGCATGAGAACCTCACCAAAAGAAATCGCCAGACCTTCCAGTGCAGATTTCAACAATGTCAGCTGACCGGACAGGTTATCAAGCTGTGTGTCAGCCATCTGCTGTGCTGCTCCTCCACTGTCGATAATGGACTGCTGAAGGGAATCCCAGGTATCTCCGGTATTTGCAAGAAGGGCATTTACCGAGGACAGGTCTGTCTTATTGAAGATCGTGCTGATGATGTTTGCTTTTTCCTTGGCTGTCATTCCATCCATGCTGGTGTTGAGGTCACCCAGGATATCGTTCAGAGAACGCATATTGCCTTCGGAATCGTAAACGGAAACGCCAAGCTGATCCATTACCTTGGCTGCGCCATCCGTTGGGTTCTGCAAAGAAAGGATCACATTTCGCAGATGCGTACCGCCTTCCGCACCCTTGATGCCGTTATTGGCAAGGATTCCAAGAGCGGTATTCAGTTCAGCCGTACCGCCCTTGATGGATTTGGCTGTGGCACCGATAGTAAGTATTCCTTCGCCAAGCTGTGCAACAGAGGTATTGGTGCTTGATGCCGTCTTTGCCATCTGGTCAACCATGGTATCTGCCTCAGAGGTTTCCATGCCCAGGGCAGACATCGCATCGGTAACCATATCAGATGCACTTGCAAGGTCAATATCACCTGCAGCAGCAAGGTTTAAAACGGTCGGGAGTGTATCGTAGATTTCCTGTGTGTCATATCCGGCAAGTGCCAGGTAGTTCATTGCATCCGCACATTCGCTTGCACTGAATGCAGTCTCTGAACCCATCTGCTTTGCCAGACTGCGGAGTGCCTCAACTGTATTCACAGACTCTCCGTTTAAATCAGACACAGCGTCTTTCGTGATGCCCATGGTGGCCTGTACCTGGCTCATGGAAGAATCGAAGTCGGAGGTGGTCTTTACAGCGGCTGTTCCAAGTGCCGCTACCCCGGCTGTAACCGGGAGCAGTTTCTGTCCGACACCGGATATTTTATTGCCGACTGTTTCCAGCTTTCCTCCGATTTCTTCAATCTTTGCCAATGTAGCATTTGACTCAATCGCCTGCTCCTGCAGACGCTTCAGTTCCTGTTCGGTCTCTATGATCTCACGCTGAAGGGCATCGTACTTGTCCTGACCGAGGTCACCGTTCTCCAGCTGCTGCTTTGCCTGTTCCTGTGCCGTTTTTAAGGCTTCCAGTTTCTCGGATGTGGCGGATATGGCTTCCTTCAGCAGTTTCTGCTTCTGTGAGAGCAGTTCCGTATTAGTCGGATCGAGTTTCAGCAGCTTATTTACATCTTTCAATGAGGACTGCGTAGTTTTTATGGAAGAATTCACTTCCTTCAGCGCAGTCTGTAAGCCAGTGGTATCACCGCCGATTTCAACGGTGATACCTTTGATTCTGCTCGCCATGTTCGTTCCACCTCCTCGCAAAAAAGCATGAAAAAAGGACCATGTATTTCTACACGATCCTGTTTTGCTTTCTAATATTTAGATATATTTCAGATTTCCGTTTTTAAGTTCTTCTAATTTTCCAGCATACAATTCTTCAAATACTTGGCTGCATGGTGTTTTAACAATTTGACTGGCTCTCGGTCCATTTTGTATCCTGAAAGTCGTCTGTTTACTGTTCTGCAGGAACGCAAGATAGGATTGAATATAGGGCTCTGCTTCCTCTTTTTCAAAACCGCATTCCTTCTTTAATCTCAAAAATAACGAAAGAACACTAATGCATCGGGTTCCGCCAATGCTTATTATGCCGTTTCTGGCATTCCTATCATCAGAACAAAATACATAAATTTGTTGCCCAAAGGATAAATTCAAGAACTGTAATAGTACATATGACTTTAGTTCTCCAAGGTTATGGTCCTCACCCAAAGCATTACATTCTTGATCAAGGACAACCAAAAAGGAGTCTTTATCGATTGCCGTATAGTCAAGTGACGCTATATTTACAAACTGTTCTGCAAAATATCCAGTGCGGTAAGCCTCGCATGCCGTCCTAAGCATCTGCGCATACATTGCAGGTGCACTATCTCCATATATCTCTGCCAACTCAGAAAGAATACGTTTATCGTCATAACAAGACACTTTGCTATTGGTGATCTGTTCTATCAGCCACTCCGGTGATCCGGCAATATTGTGCCGAAGCAATTCTATTTTAATCTGCTCATGGCAATAGAACTCATAATCCGGCAGTTGTAACATCCTCTCGATCAGCTTATTATCTTCATCTTTACGGATTAAGTGCGTCTTTGAAATGAAATCCGTATCCAGCAGGGCGTATTTTTTCTCTCTCATACGCTTCACCTTAACTTTCACGCAAAAAACGCATCTTTAAACTGTCGAGTAATTCCTGATCTGATTTTTCTCGTTCTTCGGTCAAATAGCCTTCCTGAATATTGAAATCCAAATTGTCGTTCAATGTTCCAAAATAGACTAGATCATTACTCTTTTGCCACTGTTTTGCTCTTCCAAGCAAGTCGATTCTCTTTTGAACTGTTCCGGAATCAACCGCCAGCAACCCCTGTGCTTTCTGTTTTGAAATGATTCCACACTCCATTAATCTAAGAACCGCCGCTTTATACGGGATAGCAAACAGGTCCATCATCAGCAGAACATCATCAACGCCAACCGATTCTTTTGCAATATCATATACCGTGATCTGCTCAGATAAAAGAGCATCCGGCATCAGAAGCAGTCCGGCAAATGCATTTGCTTCCAGATCCTCCTGAGTCACAGCAACATCATCTGCTGTTTTGGAGTCCAAAACCGAACCTCCATCAATCGTGCTGGGATTCGTATCTTCCGCATAACAGTAAATATGATACAGCTCATGTGCTGTTGCAAAGAACTGCTTGCATAACGGCAAATCAGAATTCACACACAGAAAAACCGTTCCCTTTTTTACAAATGTAAATGCCCACAATTCATCATCACGGAATGGATAACGAAGGACTTCAAAAGGAAGCTCCTTTTTACGTGCATAATTAGATACAATCCCAAAGATGGAATCACGTATGATTACATTTCCACAATAATTTGCAGCAAATGACTTTGCGCAGACTCTTATATTTTCGAACCGCTTATTCTGTTTTGAATATAAGCTTTCCGTCAAAATGTCGCCCATTATGAATCCCACACCTCCATCATTGATGCTCCGTTTTCTCTGACTCTCTTGTGAAACAAGATCATATCAGACAACATATCAGCAGTTTTCAGCGCCGTTCTTGCCTGTTCAGAATCAACCTTTCCCATGAAAACATGAACAATATCGCTTTCAACAGGCGTCTTTGGGATTCTGGTAAGTTCCTCCATTTTAACACCAAAGAAATCTGCTATCCTTTTAAGTTCAATCGCATTAATCATTCTGGACCCATTCAGCATCTTATTGATTGTCTGCTTATTTGTACCAATTGAATCAGCAAGCTCTGTTTGTTTTTTGTTTTGACGTTTGAGCATGTATAGAATGTTCTCAGCGATTACCATGTTCATATCTACCATAGTTCATTCCTCCATTTCTGAGTTCAGCTAGTTCCCTCAACTATATTATA